TTTTATTATTTGACATTTTTGTATATTTTGCTATAATATACTTAACAGAACAGCCGGAAGGTGAGTGCACGTCACCCGTCCCGGCGAAGGTTTGAACTAAAAAATAGTCGTCGGCTTTGCTAGGGCAGGACGGCTATTTTTTATGCACATAAGTAAGAATTGCTACCAGCAAAATGCCAGCGGTCAAGATGACCATAAATTCCTCATAAGTAGTCATAAGCACCACCCCTTTCTGCAGAACTCAGAACGGGTGGGAGCACGTCCCCCGGCTGCCCGGATAAATATATTATTTTGTACAGCCCCTGCAGTTACAGGGGCCAAGTTATTACAGTTATTAATATCCAACAGCAGTAGCGCCGTATTCGGCCTGCTCTGCGGTAAAACCTTCATATTCCAGCTGCTCAATCAGCCCATCGCGAGAAAAGGAAGAGAAGTCTAAATAGCTCTTAGCTTTTTTGGCAGCCTGTTCATTCCAGTCTGCGCCGCAGTTATCAACTGCAAAGGTCGAGCTTTCATTTGAAAATCCCTCATATTCCAATTGTTCCACAAGCCCGCTGTAAGAGAAAGCAGTATAGTCCAAATAACTTTTGGCTTTATTTAATGCATTTTTTTGTTCTATTGACGCCTGTGCAACAGCCTGCTGTTTTGCTTCATTTTCAGCAGCAGTCTGCTCAGCCTGGGTCAGGGCGTCTTCAGCCGCGGCTAAAGCTTCATTTAAAGAAGTCTTAAGGGCTTCATCTGTAACTGCATTGACTTTATTTGTTGCTGCATCATAAGCTTCCCGTGTGGCACCTTTTGCCAGCGTGCCATTATCAAAGTCCCATACCTTTTTCACAGCGGCAGTTGCTTCATCTTGTGCCTTTTTGGCATTTGCAGCAGCCTCAGCCTCAGCTTTTTTTGCGTTTGCCTCGGCTTCTTCCATTTCTTCAAATGGTTTCATTTTTTCTTTGTAGGTATCAAATTCGGATTTTAACGAATCATAATCAGACTGGTATTTTTTAACCTCTTTTTTAGATTCCTCTAATTGTGATTCCAGTTTGCTGTTCTTTTCTTTGACAGAGTTATAATCAGCCTCACTGATTCCGCATGATGTGAACGTCAAGGATATTGAAATTGCAAGTAATAGTGCTACCATCTTTTTCTTCATACGTTTTCCCCCCGTACATTATGATATTTATTAATACGCCGAAGCGGATTAAACAAGTAGGCGCAGAAATAATTTTATTCTTTATTTAATCTTCAGAACCTATGCTTTCCGCAGCTACATACGGAAGAACCGTTTGGGTTTAATCTGCCACATTTGGCACACAGCCATCCATCTTCCTCATCAGAGGTTCCCTGTTTTGTTCCGCCTAATAAAGATGCGGAACTATTGGAGCGGGATACTTTTGCGGATGAGGCTGGTGAAGATGTATTCGGATTTTCTTCGTGTTTTTCCAACTGCTTCATTATGTATTCCTGATTATCCATGATTTCAGAAATGGAATAAAGGACGACGAAGAATACATAGGAAACTACCACACCTATTAAAAAGGTAAAAATGGTCGTGGTCCAGTTACGTCCTCCAGCATAGACATTTATCCCTGCGCCTTTGGCCAGGATGAAACTGCCTATCACACCCAAAATCAACTCCACAATTGCAATGATTCTACATTGACTTTTCATAAAAACCTCCTTGAGATAATTTATTAAAACGCTGTAGCGAATTAATCTACATCACCGAAACTTAAATCCGCCAAAGGATTGTGCAGGAAATCTAATACCATAAGATTCCCGGATATATTGGCCGGTCTCTATTGGCGCAGGGGCCGGTTTTTTGTTTATTCAGATAATATTGTTTCAAAATTGGTTATCCAACCGCAATTCGATTCATCTGCTAAAATTACCCCTTTAAGTTTAAGATTTTTTTTGCCCATAATATAGTCTCCGTCCTTTATATCGGAATAATTCTTCATTTCCCCAACACATAGCATACAATCTATATTTTGTTTACTGTAGTTATCATCTCCAAAAAGAACATAAGAACTCTGGCCTTTAATATCTGGCATTTGTTTGAGTTTCCCTTTTATAATAACTTCTTTGCCTTGCGTAAAATCATATTCTTTTCCATATTTAAGTAAAGCTTCAAAACGTTTTTTATCTATTTCGTCTTCTGATTCGTATTTAACATCATCGTCGGCTTTTTGCCAGACTTGACTCCAATCATTCATAAATTCATCAATATTATATTCTTTAATATCTTCTTTACCATTACAGGAACAAAGTGATAGAGTTATTAAAAAAGTACAGATTGCTACGGTAATTTTTCTCTTCATAAAATTTTCCCCCTTATTTAAAAAATCATATCTACGGCATTTTATATAAAATCTTTCGGTTTCCGTCAGATGTGTTTGTTTCGACTTTTTTAATAGTTAGAGTGCTGCCAATCATTCCGAAATAGAAAACATACATCTTATGCTTTATCCAATACACTATTTCAGATTTTCCAATGTTTCCATCTTGCATATAATATATTCTACCAAAATAATTTTCGTCGGGTTGATATTTGTTTAAATTTTCTGTCGCAAAATGTAAACAGTATGGATATTTAGCATCTTTCATTTTAGGGGTAAAAGGTGTACATTCGATATAAGTATAATACTCTGTTCGTTGATATGGTTTTCCTTTATCTACAATATTAAAATCAAACTTTATCTCCTCGGTACAAATAAACAGATCATCTGTAATCTCTGCATATTCTTTAGCGGCTTGCATAAGTGTATTCATAGAACATATATCTTGAAGTGCTTGAAATTGATTGTTCGTGTTTAAAAGCATCAACGCTTTGCCCTCATAATAAATCATATCACACATTTGATAAGGGCGCCTGTTGTATCTTTCCATATCCTTTCTACTAATTTCTTTATCTGTATTGTCATTAGGAATAGACGCGGCTTTGCTTTTATACAGAGATATATTTGTAGCGGATAAATGATTTTGATACTTTTCTAAGGACTTATGAAATCGGTCATATGGAGGAGTGCTGCTCGAGTGATTGCAACAAAAAATCCAGTACCTGTTAATAAGGTTATTAATGGATATTTCTTTTTGATCCAACACATCGTCAAGGATTTCACTCGGCATTTTGCCCTTGAATTTTACATGGTTTTCAAAGGAAATAAGTTTATGCAGTATTTCGATTAGTTCATTATATGCCTTAAAATATTCGTTTGGATCATTAGCTACGTTTAGAATATCAGCTAATTCTTTGGCCTCGCTCAAATAAGAAGAGGCTTGTGAGTTAAAATCATCTTTTCGTTTAAATATGTTTAACAACCCCATAATAAATCCCTTCTGATATAATGGTTATTATGCTTCATCAAAACTAAGATCGGCCATTGCATCACGCAAACCTTCCAGCACCTCATGCTGCTCTATGTACTCTATCCACTTATAAGGAATACCTGATTTTATTTCTCGTTTCAGGTTATCATAGAGAGGCTGCATGGCTTTGTTCCACATCTCTCGGACTGCTTTTAGCACCTTAGCCTCTTTCCAACGGCTCTTAGCGGGCTGCTTCTGATTTTTAGTCTCCTGAAATTCCGTGGCCTTTTCCATAAAGGCCACGTATCCGTCAAAATTTTCTTCCAAGTATGTTAAAAATTCTTTATATGTCAACTTTCTTCCACCTTCCCCAAAACACGCCCTATTAATATTACATCTTCTGTGCCGGGTATTTCATCATAGGCTGGATTGTGCGATACTAAACCACGTTCTCCTAACTCTTTGACGAAAAATTCATTCCATACGGTAAATAGCCCGACATCTCCAAGGGTCAGCTCTTTGGTTTTTTGAATATAAAGTTTGTCTCCATCATGATAATCTGGCTCCATACTATCTCCATTTACACCTATTATGAAGTCTGCACCTTTGCAGTACGGCGCTTCTATAGCATCGGTTGGGATGTCGTCGAAGTAAAAGCCAGTGCCGGCGGATGCAAGTTTCTGTAAGTATGTGTATAAGCGTAACGTATTGGAACCTGACAATGTTGTTTCCATCTTAGCTATATAGTCAGTTTGGGTTTGTATTTGTTCCTTTTGCTCAGCTATAGTTTTCGTTCTGCACAACTCCCTATCAAGTGTCATAGATACCGTTTCCTGTCCGAACGAATCAAGAGAACGGTATTTTTTAATATGTTCATATTCTGTAGCCTTTAATTTGTAAGTGTGCAGGACAGATTTGTCATTCTGAAGACCTAATAAATAATCTATTGATACATCAAATTTTGTGGAAATTAGAATCAAAAAATCAGATGCCGGTTCTCGCGCCTCAGTCTCATAATTATTGTAGGTAGTATATTTAAGCCCGAGATATTGTGCGAATTCTTTTTTATTCATTCCAGTTTTTTCTCTGATTTCTTTGAGTTTTTCACCTATCAAATATATCACCTCCTATGTATAAATAATATTACATATTTTACATAATGTCAACCCGGCGATACACGGAATGTAAAATAATTTTCAAAATGAGTATTGACAAATTTACGTTTTGGGAATATACTACAGTTACAAATTCACAATATGAGTAATGGAGGTGACAAATATGAATTTGCTTTTTCCAAATATAGAAGCAGAAAGGGCAAGAATTGGACTTTCAAAAGAAAAATTTGCAAAGGAGTTAGGCGTAGCCACGAAAACGTACTATAACTGGTTAAATGGTGTAAATCCAATTCCGAGCAATATACTTATGAAAATGTCAGATTTATGCGGCGTTAAAATTGACTATCTACTGGGGAGAGTTATGGATGAAGAAAAAGATGCTACATAGAGAAAACAAAAAACTGATAGGAGTGTCGTTCCTACCAGCTTTTCCCTAAATTTATTTACCCTATGCATTTTGCAGATTTAACAATTAAGCTCCTGCTCATTGCTAAAGCCTCAAGCAGTTGCGTACAAGTTAAATCATATCCGACGACACCAAACATTTCTATGGAATGCTCCACCACTTACGCAGTTTTAGTTCTGCAATATTATGTTAGAAGAATGTTTGTATCAATGAGAAATGAGGAGGTGAGAAGATGAAAAAGGTAGACGAAACAATCGAAGATATCTGTGATTGGATACAAAAAGAGTTAGATAATGATGTAAACAATGATATGGTAGCGAACATGGTTAGAGCCCTGGCAGAACTGGTGTCCGCCAGGTCCCTATGACATTACTCATTTTTGTCTGATTTACCGACCGTGTTAACGATGGTATCAAAAAAGACGGTTATACTCTTTGCAGTCTCCACTGAATCTTCATACTTATAGAATAAGTTGTTTTGGATGGCGAGTTCCGTGAGAGATTTTGCAAGCTGGTACTTTGTCGTATCATTTAAATTCATGGGCATTCTCCTTTCTAATGTACTCGGCGTGCCAGCGCCTGTAACTTAGATTATAGGAGATATGAAAGAAAATGTAAATGTTTGTATCAATGAGAAATGAGGAGGTGACGAGGGTGGTATTTGTATCTGAGAGGATTATAAATATTGCGGATCTTGAGGAAACCATTAGAAAGGCAAAACTAAATCTGGAAATTCTCATGGACGAAATGCCTAAAGCCGCACAAAGCCAACAATTGTCGTACAGGGCGGCTTTAGTAAAAGACCTTTTAGAGTCGGCTCAAAATTTTGAGTTTTGCATAGAAAAAAGGAAGTGCGTTTTTAAAGATGATTTCTCGAATCAAACAATTCAGGGAAGTCTTTCAAAAGTTTGCAATCAGGATTAAAACAATCTAAGTATTTATATTCTTTGCGCTGATTGTCTTTATCCAATTTTGAGTTTTCGATGATAGGACAGGTTGCAAATGCAAAACGTACTTCATATTCATTTTCAGGATTTTGTGTAAATCTGTATTTGGCAGAAAGTACAATATCCTTGTTGTATTGAGGACATTTAACTGATTTTCCAAGAATCGTATAGTATTCGCTCATAAGGTTCTCCTTTTATTTTTACTCGACCTGGCGGGGCCTGTAACTAAAGAATAGGGAAACAGAAAGAAAATGTCAATCGAGAAAGGTGTTAAAGATATGTGGGTCATATTCTTGTTATCCGCTGCAACATTTGGGATAGCGGCATTATTAATCTTGTTTATAGGCCACAAAATATACATACGGATGCAAAGAGACAAAGAAGTATTCGATGTAGAGAAAAAGGCTTATGAAAAAATAAAAAAAGAGATTCAGGAGGAATCAGAATGAAAAAAGTGATTGTAGGAATTATTATCGCGGCGGCATTGATTGGTGGAGGATACACGGTCATGTCCATGACACACGTAGGACAGGGCGAAATAGGAGTTGTCTACTCCATGAAAGGCGGCGTAAAGGACAAGACACTGGGACCGGGTTTCCATTTTGTCGGCCCAACCGATAAGGTGAAAGATTATCCGGTATCACAGCAGCAGCTTGTACTCAGTAATAATCCGTCGGATTATGGCGAGAAGGAACATGCTGACTGGCATG